ATCTTTCTCTTCTTCATTGAGGGTTTTGTATAGTATGATCTCTCACTTAAATCATATAATATTCTGGAGTCTTTTACCTTCCGTTTGAATATTCTTAAAGCTTTTTCTACATTATTATTCTTTACTTTTACTTCTATCAAGTGTAACCTCTATTATTATATAATTATTTTTTCCATTCACGGTCAAATTGTCGTGTTTTAATTTTATCCCACACTTTTTTAATTTCTTCTTGTGGATTAAAAATAGTTGGTTCAATATTTTCTGTTATTGGTTTGTATTTCTTACCATCAATTGTAATCTCACCCATTTCAACAAAGTCATCATATAATCCTTTAGCTTGCCATAACTGCATTCCAAATTTTTTCTCCATCTTCTCTAATTTATCATACTCTTCATTATCAGATAATTTTTTCATTGTAGAATATATTTTTGTTACTTTAGAACGGAATTCTTTTTTAACTTTAGGTGATACTTTGTCCCATTCATCATCTGAAATCCCCTTACTACTGGTTTGTTTAATAAGTTTATCAGCATCATCACCACTTTCTGGTTCATCATCCATACCAAAATCAGCATCTGTTCCTGTATCTCCACCAAATGGTTTATCTTCAGGTTCGCCATCATCAAAATCTCTTTCGAAATCTCCTTTACCTAATGCTTTACCTTTTGGTTCTTCTTTGTCATTGCCACCTTTTTCTTTATCTACCATTTTTTTTGCGTCATCATAAGCAGGATGGTCTTCTCCTTGTTTTAGTGCACCGCGGACTGAAATTGTTTTATCCTCACCTGTATCTTTATCTCTATAAACGATTTGTTTATCCATTAAATCCTTATCAATATTAGCATCAGTAGCATCAGGGTCTACACCTCTACCTACATCCCCTTTCTCTTTCATATAATCTTCTATAGTTGGCAAAGGTTCTCCAAATTTACGATCTTTCCAAGTAGACTCTTTTAATAATGGTTTCATTTTAATCATGTTCATACTCCAAAGAATAGTCTTCTATTCCAAATTTATCCCAACTACCAACATCGTCTTGAAATCCTTCATACTTCTCACCAACATTAATAACTTTCTTTATTACTTGTAATTTAGGTATATTTTTATCCCTATCACCTTTATACGGATCATCAGCAGTTGGATATTTTAACTGTTTCCAACCACCCTTCTCAAACCAAGGTTCAGGTTTATTCATATTTACACCCAATACTCGGTCTTTTCCTGCCAATGTCCAACCCGTATCTGGTTCTCCGCCATCTGCTTTATATGACACGACATTATTTGAAACTTCTTTCAAAATGTCCATCAATTTAATCACTTTTATCCTCTAATGGATCTGATACTAATTCTTTTAACTTAATCACTTTCGTTATCACCTTGCCAATTTTTATCTATATAATTAAAGAATTTTGATTTTGCTTCATCACCCAATTCATCAGGAGAACCAACACCAAATTTTTCTAATGCACTATTAAAAAATTTCTGATATTCGTCTTTGTCGCCAGTTTCTTCATTAACTTCATAGTATCTACCTATGATATGTCCCATATCTTCATATAATGCACTCATTCTTTCTTGTAATCCTTGTGCATCATTAGCAATTTTACTAAATTGACCTGACAAATTATTTAGTTCTTTCATATTACGATTAATTGTAATTTTATCAAACCATTCTTCGGTTTCTCTCAGGGTATGAGTTCTTGCAGTCTTTGCAATGTTAGATAATTTTTCAGCAACTGCTCTTATATCATTTTCACGATAAATATGTTTACCCAATGAACCAAAATTTCTAACATCTTCTAAAAACTGTGTTTCATCTATATTTTGTTCTTCTTCTTCTGGTATCATAGATGACAGTCTAACATTAGAATCTGCATTTTCAGTTGATATTTTAGTTCTAAACATTTCAGTTGTATCAAAGGCTGGTTGACTTATCATTCCACCTGCCATAAAATGTTCTGCTATTTGTTTTAATTTAATTTTCTTTGACATTATATGTCTCCCATTATCTTGAGTATCTTCTAAATTTATCTCGTACTTTATGCCACAATTGTTTTATAAAATCTTCTTCACCAAAGTGTGTTCGTCTAATATCACCTTGATTAATTCCTTTTATTAAATCCATAGCATTATATCTACCACCCTTTACTCCATCCATCATCGTTTTAATAACTTGTTGTGAGGCTTTACCTAAATGTTTTGACATTACATTTAAATCTCTATCAACATGCTGTTTTGCCTCTGGTGAACTAAATGTCTTTGGATATGCTGTAAATTCATCCAACTCAATCATATGTTGTTTAAATTTTCTATGAAATGATTGTTCGTTAGTTGATTTTTTAGATTCATCTACTTCAATTCCATCTTTTTCAAGTAAAAATCTTTTAAAATCTCTATGACTGAAATCTCCCATTATTCACCTCTAATAATCTTATTAATCATATCTTCGGCTTTACAATACTGACCACAAGTTCTTCCTTGTGCTTTAGTTGTTCTATCTACACCCTCAGACATTGGATACATAAAAGCACCTTGTGTAGAAGGATTGGATACAAAATCAAAAGCAATTAATTCAAAATCTGGTTGAACTTGTTGTAAATCTTCACCATCTGCTTCACTAACTGTTTCTACTGAACCCATCCCACGAGACGAAATTCCGAGTTTAATTCCTGCTTTAAATAATTCTTTTAATATATTACCACTTGGTGTACCCAATACTTCAACCGTACCAAGTAAATCATCACCTAACCAATGCATCTCTTTAATATTATGTGAAACATTCTGTAGGTTCACTACAGACGAATCTGGGTGGTCTAATTCCCCCATAGCGCGACGCTCTTTAATATAGGTAGAGGAATACTTTTTTGCCTCCCTGACCAAAACTTCTCTTGGATACACTCTACCATTTTGATTTTTAGCCTCTGCCCGTTGTAATACTCCTTTAACAATTAATTTACCATTGTTTTCCTTTAATGATTCATTTATTTGTTCTTCTTTTATTTCAAAGGGTAGGTAATCTATTATTAGTGATTTGCTCATAATTATTTTATCCTCTTAGTGAGTGTCATTAATTCTCTCATAAATTTAGTTATATGTTGTTGATATGACTTTATTATTTTATTGGCAATTGGTTTCTCACCACCACCACTTAAATCTTGTGCTAACTCATACATATTCAAACGTAAACGACTTTCTGCCTTCTGTATATTCTTTACCTGTCTTTTTGTCTTTTTAGGGTTAACAGGTGCCTCTGTTAAAAGTTCAGAAGCCTCAAGAAAATCTTTTAATCCTACAGACATTAGTATAATTTACCAACTTTATTAGCTAATTTAACTAATCTCTCACTAATTTTACCTAATGCCTTATGAGTAGTTTTCCAATAATCTCTTGAATCTATGTTCAATTCATTTTTCAGTCTAACATTATATTGAACAGTTCTTTCTAATTCTTGTAAGGAATCACGAGTTTCTCTCATTGCCAACCCAATTTTTTGTCTGGGTGTTAAAGTCTCATCATTTCTATATTGATGATATCTACCTTCTTTAACAACTTCATATCCAGTTGAATTGGTTGCCACTTCTTCTTCCTTATCCTTATCTTTCTTTTTCTTCGAACTAAATGCAAACGGTGTATTATATCCTGCAATATCACCAGTTTGTGTGATTTCATTAGTTTTTAATAATTCCCTAACAAATGCCCTAATATATTGTCTTAACTTATTTTCTGCCAAGGACATCTTCTAACTCCGTTATCAAGTCATAGTATCTTAGTAAAGTTGTTAATTTTTTCTCTGTATTTTTATTTTCACAAATCGTATCTGCAAAGGTAATCGCCTCTGTTAACTTAATTTTAGTAATATCATCATCTATGGCAGGTACAAGTTGTTTTAAATAACTTTTTATTTTACCAACTTCTACTTGTACAAATTCTTTTAATGAGGTAACATTAGAAACATTATTAATATATTTTCTCAATACTTCTTTTTGTTCTGTAGATAATTTGGAATACTTTTTATTAAACTTTTCTACCATTAACTCATAAGCAAGTAATCTAACATCCTTTTCTTCAGTAGTTACTACAGATTCACTAATTTTTTTATTAGGATTAGAAGAAATTAAATTTTCAACAATAGTATATCTTGAATCTATTTCTTCTTTTGGACTATAACTTTCGTTAGAAGTTTCAATAGAAAATAGTTTCCAAATGGAAGCCAATTGTTTAAAATTAGGGATTTTTGAAGTAAATAATGTTTTTACATCATAATCTTCTTTAATTTCTTTAATTAAATTATATTTTTCCCTTCTAAGAGAGGCATTTGTAATTTTTGCCCGTTCTTTTAATACGGCATCCACCAATCTGTTTGCACGTTCTTCAGAATTATATCGTTCTTTTGTTAAAATTTCATATAATTCTAACTCTTTACCTAATGCAGTATTTTTATTAAAATACTTTTTGACTAAATTTACAGATTTTGATTCTTTATTGCTCAGTATATCTGCTGTTATTTGTCGAGTCAAAACTTCAAATAACACACCAGTATTTTTAATTTTACTGTGCTTCAACTTTTTTGACATATATCACTCCAATGATAATTATATTCATTCTATTATAAATATTAAACTTCTAAAATTTATATATATTACGAATTAGAATTAATTTCCTTATCATATTCCTCTTTTACTTCCTCAGACTCGGTTAATATCTTCGTATGAGGTTTAATTAATGTTCCTTTTAATTTATCTACATGAGCTAAAGCTAATGATTTTCCATACTTAGGGGCACCACTTCCACCTTTTCTTTTATCGTGAGCTCCTAACGGATCTCTACCTCTTGCACTCCCATCTTTTCCATAATGAGGGCCTTCTTTAGGTCTACCTGCCCCCTCTTGTCCACCTTCAGGACTTCCACCTTCATCTTTTAACTCATGACCAGTTCTTCCCATAGCTAAATCACTTGGTGTTCCTTGTGATTCACCAGATTTTGCTGGATCATTTCCTTCTGTTTCTATTTGTCCTCTTCTAAATTTTTGTTTAAAATCGAAAATAATACCTTCATCTTCTTTCTTAATTTCTTCATCTGTAAATCCAAATATGTTTCTATAAATCCAATCTGTAGAAACTATACCATCTTGTAACATTGAAGATGCAAGTGAAGTTTTACTCGTCCACAACTCAATTTTTTCTTGTTCATATATTGTAGATGGATTTGTTAAACCCAAATCAAAATTAACTAAATCTGCATCTGTGTATCCTTGTACATATAAATGTACGATTGCAATTTTAGTTAATTCACTAACTACAATTCTTTGTATTCTTTCAATAGTTCTAGCAAATCTTACATCCTCTGCTGCAAGTGTTGCCTTACTACCTACTTGTTCTTCATATCCAAGAAATGCCTTTGGAACTTTTAATGCTGCCATTAACTTGTTTCTCAAATATTCAATATCTTCTACCGCCTCATAAGTTAATCCTGGCAAAGAATCTATTTGTGTTCCACTATCTCCACCACGAACTGGTACAAAGAAATCCTCTGTAATATTCTGCATATTATATCGTAAGTTATAATCACCCGATTCTTTTTCTACTACGGGAGCCTTTTTCATTTTGTTAATAATTTGGTTCATATAATTATCAACTTCGTTTGGTGGAATATTACCTATATCAATCTTAAACACTCTCTTTTCAGGTGCTCTCATAATCCTATGAATTAACATAGCATCTTCCATAAGAGATAATTGTTTCCAAGTCTTTCTACCACCTTCAACCATAGCCTTACCATACGGTAAATAATTTGAATCTCCCAATAATCTAAAATGAGCAATTTCGAAATTTTCAAATTCTTGTTGAGTATGAGTCATTTTTACCTGATTTGGATCTGCTGATTCTAATACGAATTTAACATATTCTGGATTTTCTGGATCAATTCCTTCTAATCTCACAACATCATAACTTGATAACGGAACTACATTTTTAATCCCATACTTATCATCAATTTCTAAATGTAAAAAGAAATCTCCATACTTACACATATTACGAACCCAAGACCATAAATTAAATTCTACATTCATAATATCATAAAATAAATTATGTAGTATTTGTTTTATTTGATCATTATCACTATTGATTGTTAAAACATCACCATATTCACTTTTCATTGTTGATTCATCTGAATAAACATCCAATGCCGATGCTATAATGGAATCACTATCCATTGATTCATAATCTCTAAATAACCCTAACCGTAATGAGCGTACCATCGCCGTATCTGAATATCCAGATAGCCCTTTTCCTGTTGAAAAGAGTCGTTGATATCTATCCACTAATTGTTTTTGTGGTAAATATTGTATCTTGCTCGTATCTGCTACTTTTAATCTTCTTCCACCAACGTTTCTAACAATAACGTTACCAGAAAATAATCTAAACAGTCGAGCTCTTATTGATGTATCTGCCATACTTTCCTCTAATTAATTAACCATTCTAAAGATTCTTTATCTTTATTTCTATTTCCTACATCCCAAGTCCAGGCGTCCTGGGCTGGGTTCTCATCTGTTACATAAATGCCAGGATTCATATCGATTCCTGTCAAACTTTTCTTTTGTAATTCTATTCCTTCAGCCCTCAATCTTAATGCAGTTTCTCTAATCCATAATCCAATACCAAATGACATTACTAAGTCATCATTATATCCTTGCATTGCTTCGGCTTTAGTTCCGTTATATATAAATACAAATAATTCATCAATTAATCTCTGGGAATAGACTTTAACTGACTTTTCTCTAAAAAATTCTTCTAATTTAGAAATAACTAACGGTCTTGTTTTCGTAGACATTGTAAAACCTGGAACCATTTGTTTTTCTTGTCTATAAATCTTATTAGTCATTTGTTTTTGTGTATCTACATACTGTAAATCTTTACTCATATAAAATAGATTCTCATACTCTCTATCTATTACTTGTTGAATAGCAGCCCACCCAATTGATGCATTCTCAATAACTAATAATGCATTATTATACTCTTGGGCGATATTAACAAGTAAATTACCAAAATCTCGTGTAGAAATTTTTCCTCGGTATTCCGCCACTTGTTTACAATCTTCTACTTCCATAACATGAAATGCAGAATAATCTGTTCCATCTCCTCTACTAACATCAGCACTCACCACATAATCTTTTGTATAATTTGGTTGTTCCCATACCCAAACATTACTGTCTATACCCCTTTTTTCAATTGGGTCTTTCACCATAGTGGTTCTATATTCTTCTAAAATAACACCATCTACTACTGATTGTCCTGAAGTGATGAAGTCACAATCACATTCTTGAGCTGCCATTGAAGGCCCTAATAATTTATCTTGTTCCAATCTCCAATCCTCATCTCTGTCAGGATGTATAGTCCAATGAAGTTTAATCATATTCCAAGTATTAGTACCATCTTCAGCATCTACCCAAGTTCTATGAAACCAATTACCAACACCATTTGGTGTGGATAGTGCTATACATCTACCACCCAATGCCAATGTTTGAGATGCAGCAGTCCATATTGAATCAATCTTAGGAATAAACGCCGCCTCATCTAACACCAATAACGATAGTGCTTCTGAACGACCTGCTTCTTCAGAACTTGCAATTGCCTTAATTTGAGAACCATTTCTATATCTTAATGATAATTTATTATCCTCAACACATTTTGCTTTTAACCAACTTGGTAGATTTGCGTGCATTACACGAACTTTAGTAACGAGGTTTTTTGCGGTATCTTGTTTTGTTGCAATAACCAAAATATTCTTATCATTATGAAAAGTCATCAACCATAAAGAATATCCAGCAGTTAATGTAGATATACCTAACTGGCGTGCCTTTAAAATAACATTATATTCATTATTTAGTAAATCTTCAATTGTTCTTTCTTGAAAATCATACAAATTAAATGGAATTTTGCCTTTAATTGGATGCTGAATCACGCAATACTTTTTTAAAAAATAAACAGGTGATTCTGCACATTTAATAAATTCTCGTTTTATTGCTTCTTTTATATTTTTCTTTTTATCCATTAGTCTACCAACTTGATACCTTTACCTAAATAATATGATGGAATACCTACTATTCCTGCACCATAAACGAAATATAACCATTTATTCTCATACCAAGATGGTTTTACTAATTTTACCTTCTTTTCTAATAATTTAATTTGTTCATCAGATAATTTAATTTGAGATTCATATAAAATCTTTAAAGAATCATCAGCTACTGATTTTCCCTTATAAATATCAAATAAACTGTCTTGATACAAAACTATTTTTGATAAACTATCTACTTCAAATTGTAACTGTTTTATATTATTAGTTAAATTTATAGCATCCTCTTCGCTCAGCGTCATTTGTCCGAAAAGAGTACCAACTAAAAATAAATGTATTATCCATTTCATTAGTCAAAATTATTTTAATTATCTATGTAGGACGTGAACTACACCAGTTGCACCAATTACTACTTTCCTTACACCAATTGGATAAAGTGTTTTAGTGGTAATTTGATCCGTATCTAATGTTCCACCACTAGCACAATGTATTACTACATTAGTAGCATTTTCAACAATAAATCCCGCACCAGAATTTGAACCTGTGGCATGAAAGGTAGTACTTGACGCCACCTCTGTTACCTTATTATAATCACCCAGTGCTAAATTGTCTGGTATTGCCATTTTAATCTCCTATTATTTTTTCTTAGCAAATTCTCTTAAAAAATCTTCAGCCTCAGAAATATCTTTTACTTTCTTTGCCTTAGAAGAACCTTTTTTTACTTCTTCTATTTCTTTTTCAAGTTTTTCTGCCTTTGCCTTTAAATTATCACTTTTTTTAGAAACAGATTTAGTGGCAGACTTAATTTGTTTCTTTTTTTTCTTTATATCTTTAATTTTTTTGTCTATCTTTACTATTTTCTTCTTTTTTATCTTAGATAATAGTTGAGATAATCCCAGAAAAAAAGTAAATATCCAAACAGGATTAATCTTTTTAAAGAATTTCCTGATTGAGTCCCTACTCATTAAAGACCGCGTTTAATTTTAGCAAAGTATCTAATTAAATCACTTTTATCCAAATTTAACGCCTTAACTATTCTTGCCAGTGCTGCTACTTGTCTTTTTCGATTAAGATTAGCACCTTTAATAGCATCAACTGCTTTATTTAAATATCTTTCAGCCTGTGCTGGAAGTTTGTAATCTTCTAACTCGCCCTCACCCATCACTTCCTTAATTTCAGTCCGAATTATGTTACGCAATTCCTCTTGTGTCATAGTAAATCTCCTAATTAACTGTGTTTTACCTACATATAAATATCAATTAAATTGTTTCTTCTAAGTTTTTTAAATAATCTTCAGCTTCTTCTAAAAGTTTTTTCATTTCTTCTCCATCATCTCCGCCCCACTTTTCTTCATCTACCGAATAACCATCTGCTCTTACTTGATTAAAAAAACTAACCGAATCTGGAGAATTTTTCCAATCTTTGATAGTTTGTTTTAAATCTCTAATATAAGACAGTTTATTCTCTCTTACTTTATTTTTCTCATATTCCTCATAAGTACCATTTATTCTCATCTTGGTTTCTTCTTTAACAACACAATCATGACACCTGCGTTGCATATAATAAAATTTATTATCTAATCGAGTTTTCATTATTTTATTACACTCTGGACAAAACCACGGCATCCGTGCTTCTTTAAATATATCAGCCTTTTCTGCAGAAAGTTTTCGTTCTTCTTTCTCTTTTTCAGTAAGTTCTATTTTATCACCGTCATAACCTACCAATATACGTTTTTCTGGTGTTTTACCATCAAGAATTGATTGTAATGCTTCGTTTTGTCTTTGATTTTCTCTACTATATCCTGCCATAATAACCTCTAAAAGTTTAATAACCCTAAAATTTGATTCACGGGTGCAAATGCTCCTGTAAACTTATAAGTATTACCTTTATACTTAAATACTATGCCTTCTGACGGAACAATTGAAGATAATCCACCAATTGCTTCTAATTTTTCAAGTTGGTGTTTTAACGTAGCCAACTTTTTAACATCTTTACCTCGTTTTACCTGTTTTATTGCCGCAATTACATCTTTTCTTATCTTTTGTACCGCCTTATCACCCGAAACTGCTAAATATCCACTAATATTCTTTAAAATTTCAGCTCCAACATCAAAAAATAAAACTTCAAAAGGTTTCATATTATCTTTTACCCATTTTTGGTGGTCATTTTTATCAAATGATAATACCCAATCCAAAAAATCAGGAGATTTACTCAAATCTTTTTTAATTTGTGATATTTTATATGATTTATCAAAAAACGCCCATCTTTTAGTTAAATTAATCAAAACTTTATTCGGTATTTTTGCTTTATGTTGTTTTGATGAATTAAAGATAAATTCTTCCCAAAAAGATTGATGATACTTAGATAATGTATCATTATCATTCAATGCATATTCTTTTTGTAATTTATTTAATCTACTGATAAATCCAGTCTTCTTTTTTCCAAAATCTTGTACTTTTGATACTTGTAAAAATTGAGGTTTACCAATTTTATAATGTTTTTGTATATGTTGATTAACTTGTTTAATCATTCCTGCCAACATCCGTCCAGAACCTTTAAGTTCACCAATTGCCTTACCACTTTCATCATATTCAAGTGCTCCGTGAAATACTATTTCTGCTTTATCATAATTAATTACATTTGATGATGCAGGATAGATAACTTCAAGATTCATCCAATTCTTACCATTACCAAAAATCTTTTCTTTTTGTGCGTCGGATAATCTACCAATTGATTTCCCCAAATCTTTCATTGCAAATACAAAGGCATCTCTAATATCACCTCTACCTGCAAACTTAGATGCTACTCCACTCGCATCCATCGAATTTGCTCCAAAATTCTTTAATTGTCCTTTATTTCTAGCCGTAACTAATTTACCATCTTTCCAACTTATCATTAAGTTCTGGCCGTCAAGTTTCTCTGTAACATTATCTTCTCGACTTAATTTACCACCCAATCCCAAAGTAATAATATTTTTTAAATCACCAAATGTCAAACTTTTATCATCAAAGGGATGATTCATGTGACCATAAGCTCCACCCATTAATAATAACTCCTTTCCGTTATACTGTTTGTCTGTAACTAACAGATTTACATATTCATTTAAATCTAAATTTTCTTCTAAATCTTTATATTGTCCTTCATCTTCATCTGGGATTTTATCTCCATGAAATTTATCCATAGGTGATAAATCAAGATTTTTTGCTCTTTCTGTATTTTGTCCGACTTCTTCTTCATCTACTCCAGCCGATACTGGTGCCTCAACTTCCACTCCTGTATAGTTTTTACCATCGGGAGTAATTCCATTCCAATTAAGAACTTCCCAACCCAAACTACTCATTATAAATTTTATTCTATCTTTATACGCCTCTATTGGATTTGTTCTTCCAAATCTTTCACCGTAAGCTCCAGTTCCTTTTTTACCATAAGCAACTGCTGGAACTATGTTTTTTGCAGTTGTATAATCTAGTCCTGGGTCTTTTGCTGAATCACTTATAATATAACTCAATAAATCCCAACCAGTATCATTAATTTGTTCATGGGAATACATATTTTCAATCCAAGTTTTTGTAACTCGTTTGTAATCCTCAAATCCATCATAAAATGTTGGTGGGCCATCATCCGTAGGAAACATACCACTATTAGCAACTTCTTTTAATAGTTTTGGTATAATATCTGGATTATTAATTAAAAAATTATCATATACCTCATATAATTTACTAAATTTATTAGTCATCATATTAAAAACACCTTTATCATAATAACCAAAGAATTTTTTAAATCTTCGTTCTCTATCCTTTTCATGTTCTGGTGAACCAAGAAGTTCTCTCATAGAAGTTCCACTAACTTCCACTCCACCCACTCTCATTGAAACGTGGGGTGCTGTAAGAATATATCCATGTTCTCTATGACCCACCATATTATTCTTATTCTTTTTATAATCTTGAAAATATGCTCCACCCGTTAATCTATCAGCGTCTTTTTCACCAAATATGTAGATTACTGCAGTTGTTTCCTCATCAAATTTCTTTAATGTGTTTTTAGCAACATAGGGTGTTCGTTCTTTTATAATACGATTTTTAGGCACTCCCATTTTAGACATATGACGAACTTTTTCTTTAAAATTCATTGGATGCCGTGGTGGTTGTTTTATATCAGATGTAGTGATATATGCTACATCAACTTGTTTTTTTAACCATTCGTAGGTTTTCAAATGGTGGGGCCCAAACGGTTGAAACCGTCCACCGTATACACCTACGACTTTTTTAATTTTTGGTTTATCTTCTATCACATTGGATGTAAAATCCCCTTTCTCACTAATAGAATATACAACATTTTTACTATATAAGTCAAGCCCCTTTTCAAGTTTTTCAACAGTCACTCCAGTATCTTTAATTGCACTTTTCTTCTCTGCCTTATCTGTAGTAATATATGTGTCATATTTATCCCATGGAGAATGTTCATATTGACGAACTTTTAATTTAATCTTTGATTCATAATCGTTTGGTAAAGTATTCTCAATTCCTAAAAATTTAACCGCTCCTGGTATCAAATATAAAGTCATTTCTCTTTTATTTAAATTCATCATTAACTGACTTGATGTCCAGAGTTTATTCTGTGCCCTTACTAAATCAAATTTCGGGCCTTCATCTTGTTTATGATTATAAAACGCTGGAAATACCTTCTTGTAATCTTTTTCTTTAGTTAATATCTCTAATGAATTATTCAATCTCACCACAGAAGAATGTCTATCTGATCCTTTATTATATCCTTGTTCTGGATGATAAATTCCGTGATTTGTCTTAACTACGGGTTGTTTTAAATCATGTATTTTAACTTTAGGATTAACTCTACTTGTATTTTCTATTTCAACTAATTTATTTCCATCACTAATTAATGTATGTCCTTTAATACCACCATGAAATGTTATAAGTGATTCAACAGCATCTTTTAAAGTCGTTTTAGAAAGTGCTTCTCTAATTCTTACTCCATCTTTAGACATAGCCTTCTTTTTCTTAGCCTTATCAAAATCTTTCTCATCTCGTTTTACAAATAGTGCTGAATTTACTAAACCAATACCTTCTGAATTCATACCTTCCGTCCAATCTGTATCGTGGTCAACTACATAACATAATTCAACACCATACCCCGTTAATTCTCTAATCACTTTTAGATTTGGATTATAGTTTCTATCTCGGTTCTTACCTAATACAATATCATCTCCGAATTTTTTGGCTATTGCAATACATTCATCTACTTTACGATATTCATCATCTTTTCGTTTTTTATCTAATTGTTTTTTTACTTTATTGACTTTCTTCACACTTGGTGCACCATTAATCACACCACCACCCGCACTTAAACCAATAGATTCTTTTCTAAAAGTTCCAAATTTTGGTTGTCCGGTTTTCTTTTTTCGTTTCCCTCGATTAACTAAGTTTTCATCTTCTGGTGAATTAACAGGTGTAGGTGCCTGATTGTCAAGATAGTTTGGTGGATTTAACATTTCGGTTGTAATTTTTTGTTTTTCAATCCACTTCTTGGCTTGTTTATTTTTAATTGGTCGTTTGATAAATTTTCCAATACCCTTTTTGACCAACATATTAAATTTTTTCTGTGCTTGTTTTGGGCTTAATGTTGAATTATTATCAACTAACATAAAATTTTGATTGCCGAATAATCCTTGAAAAAATGCCATATTTTTTTGTACATTTTTCCAATACTTTTCTACAATTTCTTCTGGTAAAACTCTATCTCTTAATTTGTTTCTCTTTTGTGCTACCTCTAATGAAGTATTTACAAATACCATATAGGTATCATAACCTAAATCAATTAATTTTTGTCGCTCTTTTTTTACATCTTTATATTTGTGTCCAGTACCATC